GAAAGAGTCTGGTCAGGCAGCCGATACTATCATGTTTGAAAACATTCAAAAAATGTGGTCACGACTTCTCGCAGCATCAAGGCCCAATGCGATATGGGTGATCAACCAGGACTGTGAACCTCAGATGGGCCAGATGTCACTCGCTGTTGGAACTGGCGGAGTGCCTGTGTATATGCCTGCTGGCGGCGCATCACAAAGCCCATATGCGACGCTCTACGGTCGGCCAGTTGTAGCCATCGAACAATGCGAAACCGTTGGGACCACTGGTGATATTATGCTTTGCGATTTCAGCAAATATAAAGCAATCGATAAGGGTGGTATTCAGAATGATGTTTCCATTCATGTCAGATTTATTTATGATGAGCAAGTATTCAGGTTCGTATACAGATTTGACGGCCAGCCAATTTTAGGTTCTGCCATAACGCCATACAAGGGATCTAATACTCTTTCACATTTTGTAGCACTTGCAAGCAGGGATTAATACAAAACAACAAATGAGAACTATAGGAGAATAAAATGAAATTCCCAGAGAATTACAAAGTAGTTCCGGTCTTAGCATCTGAAGATACCGGAGCAGGTGTATCGATGGATTCCATTAATATGAAAGGATTCCATCACGCAACATTTATTATCACCATGGCAACGATTGTTGGGGATGCAGTATTGACAGTTAATTCCGGCGCAACCGATGGCGCATTAACAAGCGCATTGACTTTCCATTACGCTTTTGGGACTGCTGACATAGGCACTTATACCAACTCGACTACGGCTGCTGATATTATCGGAGCTGATGCTACAAGCGCAGCTTTAACGTTAACCGGCACGGCATACGATGATAGAATGCTTATTGTTGAGGTTGATGCATCTGATATGGATCTTGCTAATGAGGAAGAGTGGCTAACTGTTGCCATTTCTTCTGCAGGCACATCTGCGTTTATGCATGCGGTTGCCATTTTGGAACCACGGTACACCGGCAATGTTTCCGGGTCTGCTCTGGCTTAATTTACCGGCCCCTATAAACGGGGCCATAACTAAAGCGGGGTGATGGTATGACGATGAGAATTGTTTATTTAAAAAGCATTGACGGCAACGAGCGCGGGCAAGAATCATTTGTTGACAGGCCGGAGGCTTTAAAACTTTGTGAGAAAGGTGACGCTGTTCCTGCCAACTTGTATGCTAAAATACAAGCCAAAGAAGAAGCAGAGAGAGAGATTAAAAAGAAGCGTGATGAAGCAGAGCGGAAAGCTAACGCCGAAGTTGAATCAGCAAGAGAAGAACGCACAAAGAAAAAAGAAACCGCCGTTTCTAAAAAGTTCAAGAAACGGGAAAAGAAAATAACTTAGGAGGCTGACAAATGGCAAACTACGCACCATCTACAAGGGCAAGAATTGCAGACCTGATCACAGGTATGCATGTAAAGACAACCGATGCAGGGCTATTGGCTGCACATTTTACGGACACTGTTCAAACCGAGCTTTTCACGGTTGTTGGTAGAATAGCAGTGGTTCAACTATTTGTTGAAATAACAGCCGCTGCTGATGCCAATGCAACGCAGGTACAGTTTAACACAACATTTACGACACCTGCAATCGGCGTAAATGCAATGGGCGCAGCTTGTGCAAGTATTGCTTCTGCTGGTGCTCATACTCGTATCACATGGGTTGGCGGCGCGGTCGCTACTGCTGCTGTTATAACAGATGGCGCAGGCTTGACCGATGTTGAAGGCGCAGGGAAGATCCATATACTCGGCGGCGAGACTGCAACTGGCACGAATACAGCAGGGTCCATCGGCATGCTGATGTCTGCCGCAACTCAGGCAGCTACTATTTCAGCAACTGGTCATTTATTCTATTACCCTATGTCAACCGGAGCATACGCAGAGGCGTTAGTATAAATTATGGCTTTGATTGCAACATCTAAATTATGGGTGGGCTTATCAACCGACACAAAACCGACAGGTGTTGCAATCGGGTCAAGGTTTTATGAGTATAACACAAAACGAATGTTCCTTACGTATGATGGGACTAACTGGACGAGGGCGGGCAAATGACAGTTCAGATGATAGCAAGTATTCAGCGTTGGGTGGGCTTATCTACTGACTCTAAGCCTACCTCTGTAGCTGTTGGTTCAACTTTTTTCGAGTATGACACTAAGTTAACGTATATAACGTATGACGGTACTAACTGGTCGAGTTATAAGTATGAGCTTGGTTCTGTGAATGTAGGTGTTAGTAGGACGATGCCGAGTATTACAGAGTTTTGGGAAGCTGGCGCATTAGATAATGAGTTATGGGAAGCTACAATAGATGGCGCTGGAACAGGTACGTATGCAACTTCAGGAGGCTATTTATATTATGACATGGATACTGCCGCTGCTGCTGCGAATACCGATGTTTTTTTAAACTCGCAATATAGGCAGATATGCATACCGAGCGTATTCGGTGACTCAAATTCAATTATTCAAAGGTTTGTTTTAGAGTGGGAAGCTCAGGCTGTAACGGCTGTTGCAGATCATGACAACACTCATTTCTTTATGGGACTAAGTTCTGCTAAGACAAACGATATAACACAACAGAATTTAATAGGGTTCTACTTATTGTCTGATGCCTTGAGGGGCAAATGCGATAAAGCCGGGACAGAAGGAACGACCGGAGATATTACAGCAACAATAACAAACTGGAATAAATACAGGATCACAGTTGAAGCGGCGAGTATAACGTTTAGTTTAAACGGGTCAGATGAAACAGCATTGACAACTGCGAATACGCATCCTGACGTAGCAATGTATTTAGTTTTAGGCACAAGAGCTGAAGGTGCTAATGCAGTAGGTTTAAACGTTGGCCCCGTTAGAGCGTGGTATGAAGAAGTATTATGATTGAAGCAACGATAAAAACATACTCGTGCCTTTCGACTGACACGAAACCGACTACTGCCGGAGGGGTTGATGTCCCCAACGGTAGTCGGTTACGTGAGGTTGATACAGACGCTGTTTATTATTATAATCTTGCAGATGATACGTGGTACTTAGTCAATACGCTAACGAGCATTGCAGACCCGACCACAGGGGATCAAGCCGGTGTGAACGCTGATGGGCAATTACATGTGGTCATGGAGGGTAAGGTATGTACAGCTAATTCAACGGCAACACCTTTACCTGCTGATACAAGCGGTGTGGATCACATCTTTACCGGAACAGCTATTGAGACTCTCCCGTATGCCGTCATTAACGTTGCGGTTTTCGCTGATGTTGCAAGTGCTACAGATGGTATGCGCATAGATCAGTCAACGGATGGCACGAATTGGGAGCATTGTGACGAATTTTCTATTCCTGCCGGTACAGGAAAGACATACAGCGTTCAACCGCAAGCCAGATATCTCAGAGTCAGGTATATCAATGGTACTTCGGCACAATCTGCTTTTAGATTACAGACAACATTAAAGAAAACGTATGTAAAACCTTCGTCTCATAGAATAGGGGATAATGTGTCGAGCGAAGATGACGCAGAGCTTGTAAAAGCGTCGTTAACTGGGGAAGATCCTGCCGGTACACATCGTAATGTCAAGACCACTGTTGACGGCGATCTTACAGTGTCCGATAATTCGAGCGGATTATCAATAGCAAGAGGGAATGTGACAGGGACATCTTTTATTCATAAGTTTGGGAATGCTCCTGATTTCGATGTTGGTGATGGATTTGTGACAGTGTGGGACGGCGCAGAAGATGATGAAGATTATGAAAACATGGTATATGATTATTCTAATACGGCTGATATTGATTATATCGTTGCTGAAGATGATACAGACACCCAAGATGTTGAGATTCAAGGGCTTGATTCAAATTATGATGTAGTGATACAGACTAAAGCGTTAACAGGCAATACACCTGCCGAACTCGATACGTATCTTATAAGAGTTTTTAGGATGAGAAACGTTAATTCTACTGATTTCGGGGGGCATGTGTTTTGTTACGTAAGCGGTGGGACTGTAACGGGTGGGGTACCTCAAGTTGGTGCTGATGTTAGAGCTGTGATTCATTCAGTTAATAACCAGACAGAAATGGCACTATTCACCATACCTGCCGGGAAAACAGGGTACATGCGTGATTGGTATGCCTCAACAGCAGGCGCAAAGAGGGATAGTAGCCATACCATAAAAGTATTGGCACGACCCTTTGGGGGCGTATTCCAGTTGAAACATACTGCAAATATTGGAGTTACGGGTACCAGTTATATTAAGCACGATTACACGGAGCCTGAAAAGTTCACTGAAAAAACTGACATAGAAATCCGTGTGAATACTGATGTAGATATTGCTGGGGTTGCAGCAGGGTTTGACATCGTATTGGTGGATAATTAAATGCAAATTAAAATAGATACAGCACCTACACAATTACCGATAACGCTCGAAGATGCCAAGGAACACTTGAGCATATACGATGAAAATGATGACGGGTATGTAAATCTTTTAATCGCAGCAGCAACGGACATGGTTGAACAGATTACAATGCGGAGATTATTTACCCAAACATGGATCGCATACTTTGATAAGTGGCCAACGACTGATTATATCAGACTACCTTTCGGCCAACTCCAGAGCGTTACAAGTGTGAAGTATCTTGATTCCGATCAGGCCGTTAACACTATGACTGCATCCGAATATACGGTTGATACAACCTCTGAGCCTGGCAGGGTTGTTCTTAATTATGGTGAGTCGTGGCCGACTGAAACACTCCATACAAGCAATCCGATTTATATTGAGTTCGTATGTGGGTATACTTCGGAAGAATTAATACCTCAGAGAATACAACATGCTATTAAATTAAAGATAGCTGATATGTGGGAGAACAGAGAATCTGTTGTAGTTGGAACAATAGTTAGCGAATTTAAAGGCGCAGTTTACCATTTATTGCGCCCATCAATATTAGATGGTGTTTACCCATGATCCCGACAAGGCGCGGCCAAATGCGGCACACAATTGCATTTATAAAGAAAGTCAAGACAGATGATGCTCTGGGAGGCTGGACTGAATCTGACAGTACTTTTTTAATCTGCAAAGCCGCAATATGGCCGTTGAGTGCTAATGAGTTGATTCGTAATGATCAATTGCAGATGGACAAATCACACAGATTCAGGATTGATTACAGGGAAGGCATAACACCAAACATGGAAATCACATGGGGTTCAAGAACGTTTGAAATCAAGAGTATTATCAACATTGAGGAACGTAACCGGCTTTTAGATATACTTACTTTGGAGCGTGAGAATGGCTAACATGCAATGGCACGGTGAGAGGTTATTATCACAGCTCAACCGCAATCTTGAAACGGTTACACATAAAACTGCCGTTAGAATAATGATGCTTGCGAGGCAGAATTTAATGAGTAACGATTCTGTTCAGTCGGGTGATTTAATACGGGCTTTGAAGGTAAAAAAATCAAAGTTCAAAAACGGTGGGCATATTGTTGGTGTTTTCGGGAGTCGATCAGATAAATGGGAGAATACGATAGGCGGCCGGGCTGTATTTGTTGAGTTTGGACATGCTAAACCAAACGACGCAAGAGGGGCAAAGGTTACAGAAGAAAAACCTTTTTTTACGCCTGCTGTTGATATTGCTAAAAGAGAGTTCAAGCGAGCTGTAAGGAAACTGCTTTAATGTCATTACGGATTGACAGCATAATAACATCAATCAAGACCGCATTTAATACGGTTAACGATTTTCGTACTGCGTTAACTGGTGGGTTATATTTTGGCCAGATTAAGCAGGAAACATCATACCCGTATGGTACGTATAGAATAATTGATTCTGTTCCTGACAGCCTTATCGATGGGTCAAGAATGGAAGAATATAGGATTCGGTTCAACCTGTTTTCAAAAAGCACTTCATTAACTGAAATATCAACACTCGCAAGATATTGTGAAGATTTATATGATAACGGTTTAGGGTCGATTTCAAATTACGAATATTATGATTTTGAGTTTGATTTCTTTCAAGCTGACATAGGGATTGAAGAAGGTGTCCATGAATGGGCGCTTGATTTTATTTTAACTGCAAGGAATGTAACACCGTGAATAGTGGTTTATTTAATAGTAAAACTTTTCTTGATATTCGCAGTTTGTTTATTGGCAATCTTTTTATGTTTAACAATAAATTAAGTGGGAGCTTATTATGATTTCAGTTTGTATACCAACGACAAGGCCTGATAGATTAAAAGTGTGCATAGAAGCTATTATAAAAAATGCCGGGATACCATCTACAGATTATGAGATATTAGTTGACGAAGACACTTATCTTGTAGGGTGTCCCACGATGTTGTGCAGGATGACCGAGAGGTCTGGCGCTGAATTGATATGTTTTATAGCTGATGATTGTATACCACAAAAAGATTTTTTAAAGGCAGCTTTAGATGATATGGGTAAGTTGCCTGACGGTTGGGGTGTTGTTGGCCTAAATACTCAATCAAACGGTAAAACAGTCCT